AAAGGTTAAAGACATAAAATACAGTACTCATCATCGCCGGGCGAGAATGAACCGGTCAAATCAAAGGCGACCTGCGCAATCTGTATGCCTTCTTTATCCGCGTCCTCGACTTTGGTGTATTGAATTGCCGGACAGTAAAAGCGGAATTTGTTTCCCTCGGCTGTGCCGTAGGAAAAATCAAATGGGAGCTTTGCGTTATTCAGCCAGCTGCCGTGGAAATCATGCTCGGCAACCGAAAGCATTTCAGGGTCCATATTCCCTGCCGGCTGGCGGTCAGTGATCATGTAAGAAAGTATTCCACTGGGGTCGTCAATCTTATCTCTGGGCGAGAGCTTATTGGCAATGTCAATGTCAATTGAGCCGACATTCAGCGAAACCCCGGCAACAGAAAAGCCTGCCCCGAGGATAACCGGCTCAACTGTTGTGCCGTAATCAATGCCGGATAACATTGTCGCGTCAATCACCCCTGCCTCAACACCCATGAACTTAAAATCCATAGTAAGAGGCTGACCCAGCTTCATATTGAACTTTACCGAACCCCGGCAGCCTCGTAAGAGCTTACGTAGCCCGTCTTCGTAAGAGGCCATGGTTAAGGACGGCGCATTTCTGCTTAAGGGCTTGATTTCATATCCAGCGTTTAAAGGCGCTGAACTTGTTTGCGCGCTTGCGCCTGAAGTCTCCCCGCCGACATCCTCGCCGCTTTGAAACACCCCGCTTATTGAAACGTAATAAAGCGTAGTTATGCCGTTTGGGGTATCAATTACCACCCTGCCTTGCGCACTGGATGTTCCTCCTGTAATTGTTTCGCCGTGCTTAAAAGGCCCTCCCGTAACTGCGCCGATGGAGATTTTCTTTAAGGTGTTCACCTGATGGCCGCAGGCAAGAAGCAACGGTGTTTCCCTGGGCATAAAACCTATTCCCCAGCCTCTTAACTTTATGCTGAAATCAAACCCTGCCGGCCGCTTGCCGGTTATTTTGCCTAGCTTGGTTAAGCTTTCCCTCACCGGATCACGCTGGTACATCTCCGGCTCAAAGCTTACCTTGGGGACATAATCAACCAGAAACCCTGCATCGCTAGACGCTAAATTCTCTGCTACGCCTTCCTGCGCCTCAGGCCTGGCTACTAACTGCCTAATTCTTGATAACTTGCTCATCGTTAACTCCTCCTTGTAGGATCACTCCTTAAATGTCGGTATTTTACTTTAAGCTCTATAACTAAACCTGCATAGTGCTGGCCTTCTACACTGACAAAAGGACTGGTGGAAACAATCTCAGTATCAACTGCCTCGCCTCCCCGCGTGTGATCCAAAAGCACTGCTTTTTTAATGTCGCCCTGCAGGCGGTTCAAATAGATATCTGTTGGCATTGGATCATTTTTGTCATTGAGATAAAAAACACTTAGGAAGACGCTCAAAGAACATTCAGTAAAAGGATGCACTGACGGCTCTTCTGTTTCATCCCCCGGCGTAATAATAATCATCGGGATATCAACCGGCGTATTGCCGTGCATTGACCAGCGCTGCACGGTTTGGGGCGTAAAGTCAAAGTTATAGCCGGCGGCCTGCGTAATGCCTTCAAGAGTAGTTTTAATATCGGCTAAAATTCTTTCTCGTACTGTTTCCATCATTAAACCTTGGCCAAGGCTTTATCCACTCCCTGATTGATATAAGTAAAAATCTTCCCCTGCATCTTGTCCCAAGTATGATAGAATTCCAGACGCTCCCGGACATCCACAAAAGGCTTAAACACGTATAAAAATCTTAAGCGTCTGGAAATCCATTTGACCAAAAAGGATTTCCCACGGGAAGTAATTACAAAAGTCTTTTTCAATTGCGCCGGATATTTATACTGCTTCTTTAAACGGTGGCCTGCGGTATACATCACATCCTCACTTAATGACTTAATCGGCACAGCCAGGGCATTTTCCGCAGGCAAAACCCTTTCCCCAAACTCATGCCTTTTAGAAACCTTTGACTCCGAAAAAATCTCTAAGCCCATTCCCTCAATCGTCTTTGAAACTAAACTCGCCCTTCTGAATGTGCCGTAAAGCCCGTAGGCGCCGGCACCGTAAACTCCAGGCGGACCCTGCAGGCGTTCCTTTCTAAAGGTGCCTAAGAAACTCCTGCCAATATGGTCAAAGGCATCACCCAGCTCAAACTTTAAGGCCTGCGGGATAATCCTGATTGCCCGGTCTAATTTTTCTTTGTCAATTTTTACATCAATAAAATCGCTCATTTTACCACTGCGCTAACAAATGCCATAAAGCATCGTCTTTGGCTAATATCTCGACAATACGGCATTCTTTTAAGTTGCCCCCAGAGTCAGATAAGATAATCCTGTCATCTATTTCGTTGATTTGGGAGATACCCAGAGTGTCGTCGTTTAAGACAAAAATCTCTGCCTGATTTTGGAGGGTGCGAGAATCATCCTGTCTGTCAGGAGTTATCCGGTTCCTGTCAACAATGGCTTTGATAATTCTTGCCTGGCCGCCGGCAGGGGTATAGGTTATTTCTTCGGCGAATTCATCTGTATTTAATAAGCAGTTAAGGGCGTCTTCTTTTATCCGGCTCTTGAAGGTCATAGTCATTCCTTTTTTGTTTCCGGGAGGCCCAAAAAGGCCTCCCGGATTATTTGCTTTGCTTAAAGTTCTAAACCTTAAGCGTCGACCTTCAATAGATGCGCAAAAAACGGGTCAATAATCATCTCATCCACATGCTGCCTGACCCGGAAGATGTCACTGCGCGCAGCGTCATCGCGGTACTGCTCGACTGTGGCGTTCTCGGGACTGTCCGCAGTCCACAGAAAAGTCCTGCCGACACTTGGGATAGAGAGCCTTTCTGAGGCGTCGATTACTGCCACAAGCGCAAAATCATCACTCCAGATGTCCGCTGAAACAAAAGGCTTTCCCTCTTTTGCGGAATTGTAAATACCTCTGCCGACGATAATCCTGCGGATGCCCAAAATATCTGCCAGGGCATTAAGGATCTCCGCCTCGGTAAGACGCGCCACATATTTAATCGCGTCTTTTATCCCGGTATTCATCAGCAGCCGGTCAATATTGGCCTTGCTGATAACCAGGGTGTTCGGCTCAAGGCCGCTGTTCTGGCGCACCTTTTCGCGGGCTGCCCGGACCTGCGCCACAACATCAGTTGAGGCGTTGTCCCAGGGCGCAGCTGAATAATCGGTAAAAAGCGCTGCTCCGGAAAAGGTCGTTGTGTTAAAGACAATACCGGCAGTGCGCCTTTCCTGCGCCTGCAGGACCCTGCGGGTGACGATCTGAACCGTTGTCAGTTCAGCATCGAAGTCTGAGGCGTAAAGAGCCCGCTCTCCGTCATCTAAAGGCCCTTCAAGACCAAACTCCTCGCAGTTATACTGCCTGTCCTTGGCAGAGAAGCCGTCCCGGTTGTAGTTGCCTCTTGGCGCGCGCTTGGTATCAGCTTCCCTGGTAATGCTCTCCCGGGTGATGGCCGGAAAGATACTTGCCTTTTTCTTAGTGGAGAATATCGGCAGGACCTGCGTGCCGATAAACTCATTCTGCTGCTGGATGAATTCTAAGGCTGCCTCTCCCAGCTCCATCCTCGGTACTGCCCTTGTTCCCTGATATTCCACTCCCATTTGATTTCCTCCTCTTTAAAAACGGTTAAACTAACAAACCTTCGATGATTTCGCCGTCTGATGCTGCTGCTTCTAAAACCCGGCCCTGGATAGAGCCGTTTACGGTAGCAGAAATCTTGCCGTCATTTGCGCCGTAGAAATTCCCGCCAACTGCAATGGCGCCGTTTGCCTCAACCTTATAGGTCCTGCCGGTTGTCTTTAGATCCACAGAAACCATCTCTCCCTGAACAGCCTTGGCAGCGGTAAAGCCGATAAAGGCCTCGCCTGCGTCTGCATATTCCACCTGGCTGCCGCTTCCTGCGGATAACTTCACCCTGCGGAACGCCTCAAGATTTTCCCCTGCGGTAAATGCCTTTGAGCCGATATTAAATTGTGACATTTTCGTCCCCCTTTCGTTTTATTGCCTGCTGTTTCTTTTTTCTGCTGTTTGCCTTAAGGCCTCAGTCATGGAGCAGTTGTGCTCCTGCTTATAGGCCCTGGCGCGCTCTAAGTGCGTCTTTTGCTTCTTTGCCGGATCCTCATCATTATCCGGCCCGACTCCCGGAGCTGAAGTTTTCTGCAGTCCCTCCAGCTGCTTGTCCTGAAACTTAATCACTGCCTGATCAAAAGATGCGCCGGTCTCTATTGATTCAACTGCCAGATCCGTCATATCTTTGAAGGCTTTGGATTTCTTCAGGATCGATACAGCGCGCTCCCTTTCTTTCTTCGTCCCCTCTTCAACCCCAAGCGCGTGAACAGAGTTGTAAAGGTCGCTTCTTTCTGCTTTCAGTTTCTCAAGCGTCAGATCTTCAAACATTTGCCTGCCCTCCTCTTTAATTTTGTTTTTGTTAAAACTGTATCGCTCTAAAAAAGCGATTACCTTATCAACCGCCTCCGGATGATTCAAGAATCTATCTAAAAAAGCCGTCATTTCAGCCGACGGCTTAACGCTTTCCGAAAAGAACGTTTCTCCGAAAAGCCCGTTGTTTGCTGCAGGATCATCCACAATATCCACTGACTGCAGCTTCTTGACGCGTATTAGAGGCGGTAAAACATTACCCTTCTCATCCTTGGTTAGTGAGCCGTCTTTCTCCTGTCTGTATTCCTCATCCCAGTGAATGACCATGGACGAGCCGAATGCAGCCGGGTCGCTCTGAGCTAAATCCATGACGTAACTAGCCAAGTCGCCGTCCGGGGTCTGATGAGCAGTAGGGTCAATGTGCAGGTCTGCCCTGACTATATCGCCGTCGCGCCTGAAATTTCTCACCCTTCCTAAAAATGTCCCCAAAGCAGTTGAGCTCATATTGGGATGGCCAAACCTTGACTTAATCCCCATCTTTGCCTGATTGCCTAATTCAATAATTTTTCCTAATGCCGGATCATCAAATTCCCCCCTTTCGTCATGCGTGACACCTTTAGTGACCACTGCAAAACCTTCGATAACTTCGTTAGCCCGGCTTACCCGCACACCCCCGGCCCTCACTACATCCGTGCGAAAAAGAATGTCCTTATTTGCCATCTTTCACCTCTTCCACAGCAATATCTGCCTCAACCGGCATTGACATCTGCTGTTTTACCTGCAGCTTGATCCTCCGGCGTTTCGTCGCCAGCTGCTTCTTGTCCTTGCTTTGCACTTGCTCCATAGTTCACCTCAAGCCCTAATTCTTTTAGTTTTGCTTTCTCGCGCTTGGCCTGCTCAAATTCTTCTTCCCAGTCTTTGCCCTTGTCGGCAAATATATCCGCATAAGTTAAAGTGCCGGTTCGTAAGCCTATTTCAACTGCCTGCGCCTCTTTAAGCGGATCCACCCACTCCCAGCCGGGAGCAAGCCAGGAAGCAGTTGTCCAGTAGCGCTTGGCTTCTAAGAATGTCTCTGCTTTCAGCTCGCGCTTTAAATAAGCCTCTTCTAAAAGCATCTCCCAGACCGGCTGGCAGAGTTTATTTGAAAGCCACTCCTGGCGCATCTTAAAATACCGCCGCGCCTCTAAAAGCGCTGCCCGGGCGCTGGAATAATTCGTCTTGGAAAAATCCTTAGCCACCAGCTCATACGGCAGGCCTAATGCCGCGGATATGGCCTTTAAAATCCGCTCCACAAACGGCTCAAAAGTCGCTCCCGGCCTTTGCGGATTAAAAGTAGTTATGTCTTCCCCAGGCAGAAGATGCTTAATCATTCCCGGCTCTAAACTCTCAATCAGCTGCCCCGCAGGATTGCGCTCATATCCGCCGTTTGCTGAAACATCCATTGAGGCCTCGCTAGTTATAAAGAGCGCGAAGCAGGCGGCAATGCGCGCTGCCACCAGCTCTGCCTCGGCGTATTCGGAAAGGTCCTTAAAGTAATTTAGGACCGGAGCAAAGAACGGCACTCCCCTTGTCTGGCCTGAACGCTGCACAAAGTAAAGATGGAATATCCCCGGCCAGCCGTAGCCGTTAACTGCCGGGATTTCTATAAATTTCTTTTCTTTTGTTTCTGCGTAACGCACATCACCCGGATGCGTCTTTTGGATAAAGTAGGCAACCGGCTCGCCGTTTTCTCCAATCTTGACGCCGGATCTTATTGATTTATCGCCTCTCTTATCAGGAGGCGTATCCAGCCGGTCAGACTCTACTACTTGAAGACACAGACCGTAAGGCAGCCTTTCTTTAATCATTCTCGGAATGATGACTGCTTCGCCGTTTTCTAAAATCTGCCTGTCAATGAGCTGCTGAATTTCATAAAAGTCCATGCGGTTGCCTATGTCTGCAGAAGGCAGCCACTGCTTCCATGCCCGCTCTGCGTCTTTTTGAAAAGTATTTGCCTGCTCTTCAGTGATCCCCAAGATATCGCGGTCAATCCTTGACTGCGGACGGATGCCTGCGCCGACCACATTGCAGGTCATGGTGCCGGTAATGCCTGAGGCATGCGCGTCGTTGCGGTTTAAATCCCGGCTGCGCTCGCGGATGTCTTTTAATTCCGGCAGGATGTTTTCATCTGCAGAGCCTCCTCCAGGAAGCCAGGATGAACGCAGTCTATCGCGCGATGCGCCTTTATACGCAGTAAAACTCTGCGAAATTTTTATCGCCTGGCGGTAGATCCTACGTCTGAAGCCTCTTCTTGGAGAAAAAAACGAAATAATGTGGTCTAAGCCATCAGCTAATTTTTCAGCTAAATTATTCTTCATGACGGATTCCCGAATTTAGCAAACGTCGTTCTGTCAGTGTGCGGCGACAATTCTTTCCTAAGCTGCTCGCGCATTTGTTTAAGCTCAGTGATATCGCGGTAAGTCACAGTCCTATTGCCTATGGTGTATGACTTCACGCCTGAACATAATCCGTTAATAGCAGTCTCGATAGTATCAAGCATCTCCTGTTTTGTAGGCGCGCTCATAAAATCCCCTTTCGGCTTCCCAATAAAAAACCCGATTCCAACCGATGCATCGGAATCGGGTTTTTGCTGCTATTGGGCGCAGGATGCAGTGATCAGCTGCTTCTGCTTTTATTTTCTAACCCAATATTATAAAAAAATTAAATTTTTGGCAATAGGGTCGTTATGCTGTTATAGTAATAATTATTTTTCACTCACTCCTCTTCAATAGACTTAAAATTATGCCCGCACATTTTGCAGCGGTGGTAGCGCACCGGCGGATTGCTTACATACCAGCGGATCTTCTTTGACCCGCACCTGGGGCAGCGAAGCGGAATGAACTTAACCGCATAGTCGCTTCCTGTGTTCTCGGGCCGGCCTGCTCCTTTTTTGTTAAGCGCAATGTTTTCTGAATTGTATTCATTGTTCAGCCAGTTTGGTCTTCTCTCCAGCCATCTTCCCATTACAGCCAGGGCCTTTCCCTTTTCTGCAGCCAGCCTGCTCTTGAATGCAGAAAAGGTTCGGCCTTAGGCTGATAAACTTTTGCAGTGGTTTCGTCTTTGCGCATATTTAAGGCGCGGATGATATCGGCTGCTGCCAAGGCATAAACCTCGGCATCCAGGAAATGATTCGCAGCAGCCTCTTTTTTCTTCTCCCAGACTTCTTTTGCTTTTCCTGTGGTGCGGTTACGGTGCAGGACTTTATGCTCTGAGGCAAATTGATTCAAATAGTCATCGCTGGGATTTCTAAAAATATGCCATTTGACCGGATCCTTGGAATGAACCAGCCGGTTGAGCTTATCCTTATACTGGTTGACATTTAAATGCCAAAGAACCAGGCCTTGCGGTATGACTGCGCCGGTGCGGGAATTAATGTCAATTTTATTTGCCCGGTAAAATCTACCTCCGCTGATGTCTTCAACACCCTTAATTGCCTTTGTCTTATCAGACCAGCGCCTGCAAAATTGGTATACTTCATCAGTCTTAAACCCTGAGTCTATGCAGGACATATAAACCGGCAGGGTCTCTGCCGAGGTTAAACGCTTATATTCTGTTTTGAATAAAGCCTCAATTATATCTTCCCAATATTCAACTTCTGCTGCGCGGATAAGCCAAGACTCCTCATAATAACCCCAGCCTCTTATTACAAAATTAAAGTGATCCTTATGTGCGTCTACACCGGCAGTCAGGACCAGCACTTCATCCGGCACAAGCCCCTCGTCATAATCCCGGGCAAGATTCCTCACCTTATCAACTGTAGTCTCCTCAATTTTTTCCTCCCAGACCTGCGCCAGCCAGGAATTAATGAAGTTCATTAAAAGCTCAATATAATCCTTTGACTTTAAAAACTCTGCTGCAATG